CACTATAATCAACATGCCCAAGCACTTACAGACCAGGGCGGAATTGCTAAACTTTTGTCTGTAACTGAAGACTAAGATCGGGAATCACATGAATTTATTCAAAGGCGGACAAAACATTGTTCAGGCCGGTAGTGGTAGCGCTAATCCATTTAAAGGTGCTAATAACATTGTAGGTGCACTCCTTGGTACTAAGCTACGTCGCCAAGAACGTGATTACCATCGCACAAAAGATGAAGAGTCTCGCATTCGTGTTCGAGAAGCTGGCGAAATGTCAAAAGTTAAAGCTAGTATGCTTGAGGGTGTTATGTCCCCACATGTTGTTGGTAATTATTTTGATGTAGCTAATAAACAATTAGGTCCTGACCATCCAGATGTTGTAGCAGGTAAACGCCAAGCTAATGAATTTGAGCGTCCTGAGTTTGCACATTTTGTAAATAATTTTGGTATTCAAACAAGTAAGCACGGTATTCTTCCAGGACAACCTGCTAAAGGTGAGGCGCAAGAAAAAGCTCGTGCAGCACGCATCGCACAGCAGGATCAGATTACAAAACAATCTTCAGGTGATGACTATTCTGGAACAGTTGCTCGTTTTGGAAAAGACGGCAAGATGACACGTGAAAAGGTTAGCTTAGAAGATATTGAGTATGGGGAAAAAACTTCTGAACGTCCTCCTGCAAGTATGCGTGAAGTTGATGATTCTACTCGTCCAAGTAACCAGGTTTTTACTGATCAGCAAAAAGCAGATTTAGAAAGAGAACGCCCACGCACAAATAATCTTAATACGGGCATTAATGAAGGCAAAGGCGGAAATAACTAATGGCTGGTCAGTTTGATAAGTTCGTAAAGATTCTTGGAACTGGCTCACGTCCAGATCGTTTTAAAGGTGCTCCTGGCAATCCAGACATTGTTGCGCCTATGGAAACTAACGTTAGCGCACCCAATACAGATAATACAAATAGATCTTTAGTGGCTAACGCTCCAAAACAAGTTGCTGCTGATAAAGCAGAGAGGCAAGAAGCTGACACAGCTATTAATCGTAAAAATTACCGTGACAGGCCTGCACGTAAGTTATTAGCTGCTAATCTTAAGACTACCACTATGCGTCTTAATGAAAAAACTGGCGAGGCTTACGATAGCTCAGAAGTTAACTCGACTTCTTCAGGCCGTGTTATGCCTGCCCGTCAAGCTAACCCTAAGTATTTAGCTGCAGATGTTCAACGACAAAATGAAGATTTACAAAAGTTTACTGATGAAGACACTAAGCGTAACGTAGGCAATCAAGATGCAACCGGTGAGGCTGCATTTAGCCGTGCTGAAGAGGCAAAAGGTTCTACTCTTCGTTCTTTAAACGGCGTTACATATGACACAAAAGATTATGACGACTACTTAAATACTATTCCAGCTAATGAAATATCTAAAGCTGTTCAGCCGTATGATATTTCTGACTTTGAGCCTAAAGCAGCACCTACAAGCACATCCACAGAAGCCGTTGCAACAACACCTGTTGCTTCAGGTTACAAACCGTCTAAATCTGCGGGTGATCTTGCTGCTGAGAAATCAGATGCACTTCTTGCTCAAGGTGCAAGACTTGCAGCTAAGAAAGAAGAAAAAGAAGGAAAGAACCCTCGCGGTAAGCGTGTACCTGGCGGAAAACCTAAATATACCGGCCCATCTGAAGTTATTGACTCTGAAGCAATTACCGCACCTGACATGGATGTTGTAGAAGAAAAGATTAGCGATTCAGCACACGACCTTCGTGCCTCTATGTCTGAGGGCAAAGACCCAGACATTACAAGCACAACAATGCGTGAAGTTCCTTCAGGTCGTCCTGATAAGGTACTAGGGCATGTTCCAGTTCGTTCTCCACGTGAATTAGCTGGTTATGAAAAACCAACAGTTAATAAATCTGGAAACGTAATTCCTCCAATGGCTATTGATACCTTTGGTTCTCAACCTACGGACCGTAAGCAAGCAGAAGCAGAAAACAAGCGTCTTCGTGAAAGCCGTGGTACTCCTGTAACCACTACTGTATTTGATCCAAACGTAAGAGCTGCTCGTCCTTCTCGTGGTAAAACACCTGAACGTGAAGCAGTATTGGGTGCAATGCGTGAAACACGTGCTGCAGATCTTGCCTCTGAAGGCAAAGAAATGACGACTGTTCATCCAGATGTTATGGCTACAGCAAAGCGTCTTGGAAAAACATCTGCCTACAATCTTGATGATGACTATATGAACAGCACAAGCTTCCTTACACATCCAGCAGTAACTGATGCAACTATTGCTCACGCACTAGGTGTTCACCACACTTTAGGAACTGAAAATGATCATCTTGCTGCATATTTAGGTGGAAAGCCTCTAGAAGCACAATCTCGTAGAGCTGCTGCATTTAAAATTGTTGATCGTAAACTTCGTGGAAATCCTGAAAAAGTTCCCGGAGAGTTTGCTCTTCTACGAGGAATGGTTCATGCTGGATCAAGCCCACAAAAAACTCTTCGTGCTGCTAGAAGTGGTGAATCAACCGACGTTGTTGTTAATGGTCAAAGTGTAACTCTTGCAGCAGGTTCTAGTGAGAATCGTCAAAGAATTGCCGATACTACTACTGAAATTACTGCTCAAGCTGAAGCAGCACCTAAGATTGCTCGTGGATCTGTAGCGGCAACTCCTACAGCACCTCTTGCAGGAACTGGACGTGTTGCTGTTCGTAAAGTTGGACAACCTCCTGAGGCGGCAGAAATTCGTGAATTTACTCCACAAGAAGCTCGCAATAGAACAAATGTTCCTGGAACAGATGATTCAAAGGGTCCTCGTGTCGTAGATCTTGGCGGTCTTAAGCCAGGAGAAAAAAATACTAACAAGCCGCTTAAAGAAGAAAAAGATTCATAATGCCTCGGGCAGAGGTTTTTTCTTCTAGACCTCGTGAGGTTAAGGTTCCTAAGAACCTGCGCCACAATGCACGAGAGGCTGCTGAGTACCTGACAGGGCTTAAGCCTGATCAAGCTGATGACTCACACGTTATCACTCGTCAGCGCTATGGTCGTGGTGCCAGTGGTGAATCGAGCAACTAATGGGACGCAATCGTAAAGAACTTTACTATGGTTCCAGAAGCGGTACCGGAGCACCTCGTATTCGCATGTCTGTATCAGACAGAACCTCTAAAGCTGCACGACCTTGGAATCATCCAGATGTTGTTGCCGCTTCACAGGCATATGGTGTAAACTTAACTAGCCACAACGATGTAGCCTCTCACGAGGATAAGTTAGAAATGGCTGGAAGTCTAAATACCAGTGAGCGTATGACTTGTATACAATGTAGTAGATTTAACAAAGAGTGCAAATGTACTGAGGAGTGGAACTAATGGCTAAAACTATTAAAGTTTCTGGCGAGAAGCACACTATTAAGAAAAACAAAAAGGGAGACATAATTGTCGACCATGATGATAGTTCAAAACTTGATAAGTATGACAAAATTAACCTAACCAAAAAAGCTGGAGTTAAGACTGTCAAAGAAGGCGTTAAGTCAACTAAAAAATGGCATAAAGATATAAGTCATAAGAAGGTGAAGTAATGGCTAAATCACCAGCATGGCAACGTAAAGAAGGTAAGAACCCAGAAGGCGGACTAAACGCTAAGGGTCGTGCCTCTGCTAAAGCACAGGGGCATAATCTTAAGCCTCCTGTATCTGCAGAGCAAGCAAAGAAGTCAAAGAAGTCTGCGGCACGCCGTAAGTCTTTCTGTGCTCGTATGGGTGGTATGCCTGGGCCAATGGAAAAGAATGGTAAGCCTACACGTAAGGCTCTAGCTCTACGAAAGTGGGACTGCTAATGGCTAAAAAAGTTTGGGATACTCCAGATCCTACAAAAAAAGATAAGAAGCTTTCACCTAAGAAAAAGTCTGCTGCTAAAGCAAGAGCTAAAGCTGCTGGACGTCCTTACCCTAACCTAGTTGATAACATGGCTATGGCAAAGAAAAAGGGCAAGTAATGGCACGCAACGAAGAGTTTATAGCTGACTTTGGTAAAAACTCTGTAGATGCCATGCTTAAGATGGAAAAGTGGCGTAATGAGACATCTGCAAAGTCTTCAAATACAGAAATTCCAAAAGTTCGTAAAAAGTATACTAGAACTAAACCTATTACAAATTATGGCGCTAAAAACGGAAACTCTAAAGAAGCTAGGGCTGCAAGGGCTAAGAAAGCTGAAGAAAATGGCAACTAAGAAAAAAGAAGTAGCTGGCGGCAAAGAGTATAAAGGCTCTGCTGCTAATGGCGGCCGTAAGATTATTGTCGAGCATTACAAGGATAAGTCTGGTAAGTGGCACACTACATCTAAGAATGCTGCTCGTGCTAAGTATGAAAAGAAGCACGGCAAGTTATCTAAAGGTACAGATGTTGATCACAAGGATAACAACCACGACAACGATAGTGCTAGTAACTTGCGCCCTCTACAGCACGGTAAGAACACTGCCAAAGAGAATAAACGTAGGGCAGGAAAGAAGTAATAAAAAAGGCCCCTCTCGGGGCCTTTTCTATTTACTTAGGAAAGTCTTTTAGCCACACCGTTACCGCTGTTTCAGAAGCCGTTCCATCGTATGCATCTGGTCCTAATCCCCAGGACCCAAAGTTTTCTCCACGACTAGTCATGTAGAAAGCTGCTTGGGCGTTGGTTACTGGGTCAAAGAGTTCAGCATTAGATTTAATACCAAATTTTTCTCTTCGGTCTTCTCCAAGGTATCCCAGCATATTAATCTGGAATAGGCCGTAGGAGTTATCTCCGGTTGAGGACGTTTTGTTATGGGAGCCTGAGTTGCCACGAGATTCTCGCATAACTACTGACCAAGCTAGCTTTAGGGAATATCCCTCAAAACCAACGAGTTCAAGCATTTCTGCCAGCTCTGTGGGGGTGAACTTAGTTATCTCCCGATACTTATCAAGAGGATCAACTACCTCTGGGGCAGTGATCACAGTGGGCGTATCAACCCGGTTATAGACCGCATAAGCCTGGTTTGTAGTAACTATGGTTAACATAGCTACCATTAAGGTGGCTTTTGCTTTTAAAATAATCTCTTCATTAAACTTCACACTATCTCCTAGGCTAGAAGGCCAACCCGAATCCTTTATCTACTGTCACCAGATAAAAAATAGCTCAGCGTCTGTCTGCCGAGCTAGTTGCAACCCTTTTGTTACGTAGTTAGTGTTAGGGCAGTTTCCTGTCCCTATATCTATCCTAGCAGTAAATACAGGGTTGGTGCAACCGCCAAACGGAAATATAGTGTAAGATAGATCACAGAATGCTAAAAAAGGGGTAAAAATGCGAATCGTACAAAGAATTATTACAAAACAAGGTCATCCTGTTCCATCTAGTTCTCATGCACCAAGAGGACCATTTCCACCAGAGTTATTTATAAGTCCAGAAATAATTACAGATTATGTACCCTTTGATGAGGAACATGAGCGGGGCGCTACAGCACAGACTGATTTTAAATCTCCTAAGCTTTTTCGTTGTAAAGAATGTGCTGTGATAGTATTAGAGCATGAAGTACCAGACCACTGGTGCGAGGGAACGGGCGAACATAATGGCGAAGACGCATGACGTTGGGAAGTTTTACTGGCATTTAATGACTTACCCAGTAAAACCACCAGTAGTACTAGAGCGTGCAGAAACACAAGAGATTGACGAACCTTACCGTTTTGGTAAAGGTTGGTGCTTAAGACTTCCACTAACAAGACAGTCTATTGTTGTGGGTAAGTGGGTTAAGCGCTATACTGAAAGTCAAGCGTTAACTAATGCAGTTAACGGGCGTAGCATGAAACAAGACGAAGTTGATTGGGACATAATTAGATTTGGGGCACCGTATGAAGATCTTTAAAAGAAAAAGCAAAACTGTAAAAGAATTAACTAAAGTACAGCGTAGAGTAAATACTCTACCTACTCAAGAGTTACTTACTTGGACGGATCAAATTATGTACTCAGTTGGCCGTAACTTGTCTGCCTGGCAGAAAACACAGTATAAAGATAATTTAGCAGAGGCACGCTTAGGTGCTGAGTCTTTAAATGCTATTTTAAACACGCTTAGTGAAAGACATGGCCTGTGACAACTGCTGAGTTTGACGAGCTAGAGCCGGATGACTTTGACGAGTTTGGTAACGTTCTTCCAGAAGAAGTTGAAGACGACGGTTTAGACGAACTATCTAAAGAGTTTGTAAAGGCTCTTGTAGAAAAGATTATGGGCTTTATGAAAGTCTTGGTTGGGCACGAGCTTCACGTCTACCAGCAACCTCTAGCCCGTAGATTGATAGAGTCAGTAATTATTAACGACGGTGAAGAAATCACCGCCCTGGCTTCTCGTCAGAGTGGTAAGTCAGAAACTATTGCTAATACAGTGGCAACTCTTATGGTTATTCTTCCACGCCTAGCTAAAATGTACCCAGAGTTGATGGGTAAGTTTGGTGATGGAATTATGGTGGGAATGTTTGCTCCAGTTCAATCACAGGTAGAAACCCTATATTCTCGTACAGTATCTCGCCTAACTAGCGAGGCTGCTCTAGATGTACTTGGTGATCCTGAAATTGATGATATGGTTTCTAAAACCCCAGGCGTAGTAAGGAACATACGCCTTAAGAACTCAGGCAGTAGCCTTATGATGATGACTGCTAACCCTCGTGCAAAGATTGAATCTAAGTCTTTTCACCTTATTATTATTGACGAGTGCCAAGAAGCAGATGACTTCGTAGTGGCAAAGTCTATTTCTCCTATGGGTGCTTACTACAACGCTACTATGGTTAAAACAGGTACCCCAACTACCCACAAGAATAACTTCTATAAGGCTATTCAATTTAACAAGCGTAGACAGACTAGCCGAAATGCCAAGCAAAATCATTTTCAATGGGACTGGCGAGATGTGGCAAAGGTAAACCCTAACTATGAAAAGTTTATTAAGAAAGAAATGCTTCGTATCAGTGAGGACTCTGATGAGTTTCAGCTATCTTACAACTGCAAGTGGTTGCTGGAACGAGGTATGTTCGTTACAACGTCAATTATGGATGATCTTGGTGACACCTCGCAAGAAATTGTTAAGTCTTGGCATAGATCTCCAGTGGTCGTAGGAATTGACCCTGCACGCAAAATGGACTCAACAGTTGTTACAGTAGTGTGGGTAGACTGGGATCGTCCTGATGAGTACGGTTACTATG